TCGGTTCCAAAATCACGAACCCCTTTTTCATTCATTAATGTAATATTTCTATATATTTTATCTTGTTGATGTATACAACAACAACAATAAATTTTATTATTTTTAAAATCAAGAACAGAAAAGGGGTGTATGATTTTGGAACCGAAGAGATTTTGGAACCTTTTTTAAGAAATAAATCATTAAAAATTAAACAGATTAATTAACAAAGCACCCTCTCAATTACGCTTCACCGCCCTTTTTCGCTTCATATTTGCCTTCATATCCGCATCTAATTTGACTTCATATTCGCTTCTTTTCCCCTTCTTTTTGCACTTTTTTTTGCCTTCATATCCGCATCTAATTTGACTTCATATTCCGCATACACCCACCGCCCTTTTTCGCTTCTTTACATTTGACTTAACTATTTTACTTTTCCTTATTATTAGTTTGTGGATAGAAGGGCGGTCGTAAAATCTCTTCGGTCGTAAAATCATACACCCCATTTTAGAAAGAACACATAAAAATAATAAAAATATTATAAAATATGAAAATATTAGTAATACCCTTTTGAAAAAGAGGTTTGTGATTTTACGACCTAGAGATTTTACGACCGCCATATTCGCATCTAATTTCGCATCGATCCACCGCCCTATTCGCATTCTTTTTCGCTTCTTTTCCCCTTCTTTTTTGACTTCATTCATCGTCTCATAATTCTTCTCCATTATCTCGTCTATCAAAAAGTGAATTGATGAATATTTGCCTTCATATCCGCATCTAATTTGACTTCATATTCCGCATCTATATTAGAGTCTAATTTCGCATCTATATTAGAATCTAATTCCGCATCTTCCCACCGCCTATTTCCCACCGCTTTTTTGACTTCTTTCCCGACTTCTTTTTTTATTATTTAGTAAAACAACTTAAAGACTAATTGACATTATTTAACATTAATTGACAGAAATGAGCACCTATACTATTTATAAAATTTGTTGTAATACTAATGAGTGTGATGAGGTTTATGTTGGTTCTACAAAGGCGTTTAGGTCAAGAAAATATACTCATAAATGTATTTGTGATAATATTAATTCTAAATTATATAACATCAAAATTTATCAAACTATTCGTGCTAATGGTGGATGGGATAATTGGAGAATGGTTCCACTTGAAGAATTACAAAATGTAAGTAGAAGAGAGGCAGAGATAAAAGAAGAAGACTGGCGTGTAAAATTGAACGCTAAATTGAATTCACAAAAAGCATCTCGTGGTGATATAACTATGACTGAATACAAAAAACAATACCGAGAACAGAATAAAGAAAAGAAAGCTGAATATCAACAAAAATACCGAGAAAAAAATAGAGAACACCGAGAACAAAATAGAGAACACATTGCTAAATATAATAAACAATACCGAGAACATAATAAAGAAAAAATTGCTGAAAAGATAAGACAATATTATGAAGAAAATAAAGATGAAATTGCTAAAAAGACAAAACAATATTATGAAGAAAATAAAGATGAAATTGCTGAAAAGACAAAACAATATCGTGTAAAAAATAGTAGCAAAATAGAATGCGATTGTGGTTCAGTAATTACAAAATATAAACTAAATGACCACAAAAACACACACAAACATTTACGTCTAATGGAAGCAAAAAATAACATTTAATTTAGCAAAATTATTTATAATATTAAAATTAATATAATAATAAAAAAATATTGTATTATTATATAAGAAATGAGTTTTTATCCACGATTTAATACAAATTCTAACACTTTTAATTCCCAAGACGTTATATCATACGAAGAAACGAGTGCTGGTAATACTGTTGTTAGTTTGGACCTCTCTAGTTTCGTCCAGTCATCTAATCCCACTTTCAATGGAGAACTATATTTGAAGGAAAATGTTGGAGTAAATTTTAATGGAAAAAAACAATCCACCGCATTCACAGACGAATATAAAACTGATTTAGAACAAAATAAAGAAAAATTAACTTCTATTAATTATGCTAATAGCAAAACAACTGTTTTAGAAGAATTGGATTTAACTGGTGCTACTGTATCTCTAAATGACGACCAAATAGACCAATCTAAAATCACAAATTTAGTCACACGTTTGACTGATATTGATACAAATTTAGCGAACATTAATAGCAACGATAATGATATTGCTATTTTAAATACAACAACCGCTAATCATAATGCACAATTGACCTCAATTGAAAGCAAAAATGATACACAAGATGATAGATTAACTACACTTGAAACTGACACTGAAAATATTACGATTCGCATCACAGATGCTGAAACAGATATAACTAATTTAGAAGCAACTGACACTCAACACGATGCTTCATTAAATGAATTATTTGGTATTACATCTACGCTCACAAATGATGTTATATCTTTAACTAATATGGATACTGATATTAGCACCAATTTAAATACTTATAAGGTTTCTAATGGTGCTTCTATTCTTTCTATTAACAACGATATATCTGCTATTCAATCGGTAGATGTGGGGCAAAATTCACGTCTTGATTCTATTGAAACTTTGAATATTACCCAAAATAGTAGATTGGACTCAATTGAAACTCTTAACATTTCACAAGACAGCAGGTTAGATGCAGTTGAAAGCAAAAATGTTATTCAAGATGCTTCTTTAAATTCACTTCAAAATTTGACTTCTTCTCACACTACTGATTTGTCTAATTTGAGTGCTTTACAAAATGCTAATATTGATAATATAACAACCCTTCAAGGCGAAAATGTTTCTCAAGATGGTAGATTATCAACACTTGAAGGACAAATTATTACCAAACATCCTACTATAAATAATGCTAATAAATTAAATGCTACGTATGTTGGAAACGGTGATGTATCTAACGATAAATTATCTGCCCTTAATGATGTGCGAACTGATGTTTCTATTCAAAATCAAATTAACACTATTAATGACAGCATTTCGGGATTAGATGCTTTACAAGATTTGGATTTAATTAATATTCCTATTTTACAAAGCGATGTTGCTGGATTAAAGGCAAAAGATGTAAATGTTGATGCTTCTTTGAATTCATTGGCGACTGATATTGCCTCTAATGTGAGCGATATTGCGACTAATGCGACTAATGTTGCGACTAATACAGCGTCCATAAATACAACTAATACTAATGTGAATAATAACGCTAATAGTATTTCCACATTAAATACAAATGTTGCCTCACTTGTTTCTGCTGATGGTATTCACGATTCACAAATTAGCGACCTTCAAAGTGCTGACACCGTTTTACAAGCGAATATTGACTTAAAAGAAGATATTATTAGTTTAACAAATAAATTAAATTCTACCAAAATTTTTGACACTGGATTGAATGATAGTTTAGATGCTCTTTTAAGCACTATTGACAACAATATAAATCTTTTAAATTCATCTAAACAAGATAATATCACAACCCTTAATAAACTTAATTCTAATTTGCTTAATAGAAACGATAATTTACAATATGTTGATGTCACAAGCAGTATTCAAACCCAAATAAATAATATTAATTCAAATATCTCTTTACTTCAAGGCACAGATACTACTATTATTAGCGATATTCAAGCGAATTTTGATACTCACGACGCTTCTATTACAGCAAATACTAATGCTATTAGCACTTTACAAGGATTACAAGATGGCGATGTAATTTCGTTTCAAAATATTAATAATTCTATTACCAACTTAACTAACACTAAACATCCTTTGATTGACACTAATAACAAATTAAATTCGTCTTTGTTAAATCGTGATGATAATTTACAGCATATTGACATCACAAGTTCTTTACAAACAAAATTAAATAATTTGGATGTTGATATTGCTACAAAACAAAATGTGATTGATAATGCTAATAAATTAGATGCTACTTTGTTGAATTTAAATAATAATTTACAATACGCAGATTATGGTTCAAGTGTGACGACAAAATTTGCGTCTATTGATAATCAAATTGTCTCATTATCTAATAATGATGTTAATCAAGTAAATACTAACACGAATTTACAAAATCAAATAAATACAAACGCATCAGCAATCACAGATTTGGAAACATTTGAGACCAACCAATTAGCAACAAATACCACTCTACAAAATAATATTAATTTAAAGCAAAATACATTAACTAATTCTTCAAGTGTTGCTTTTGTTGATATTACAAGTGGATTACAATCTTCTTTAAATACTTTACAGAATAATATAGATAATATTGACTTAAGTAGTAAGCAAGATGTATTGATTAATGCTTCAAATTTATCATATGTAGATATTACAAGTGGATTACAATCTTCTTTAAATACTTTACAGAATAATATAGATAATTTGAATCCACAAATAACAATGAATGATTTATTTTATAATTACAAAGAAAATATGCCTTCAATCCCTAATTCTAAAACTGTAATGAATTTTACAATTAATGGGGAAAATTATCAAACTATACAATCTTCTTATTTTGGAGTTCATTCAGGAGGGAGTCAAACCGATTCTTGGTCTATGCAAAATTTATTTGATAATGATGAAACTAGTTTATTTCGTATTGGATATTATAATAATTGGTTTTATAATGAATCGGATGTATTAGTAAAATATAATACATATCAATATAATGTTAATGGTGATTATATCGGGAATTTATTACAACAAGATTATAATACGTTATCTAATTACACAGGTGAATATATTGAATTTAGAAACCCTTTTTATTTCAAACCAACAAGTGTTTATATGAAAGCAAATATAGCAACTCAAATGGTTCTCACAACTTATGTTATGGGTTCAAATGATAATGTTAATTATGAATTAATTGACACTATTTCCACAGGAGTAGCAGAAGAAATCACATTCAATTTTACAACCACTGAAAAATATAAAACTCTCAAGTTTATTTTTAATAAATCAGCAATTCAACAAGGAATAACTCTTAAGACAATGACATTATCAGGTGTGAAAACTTCATATCTCTTAACAGATGCGGAGCAAATTGTATTAAACACTGCTAATATTTCAACAAATACAACGGATATAGCAACAAACACCGCTAATATTTCAACAAATGCTACAAATATATCAGCAAACACCGCTAATATTTCAACAAATGCTACAAATATATCAGCAAACACAGCGAGTATAATTTCAAATACAACTAACATAGCAACAAATACTGCTAATATTTCAACAAATGCGACAAATATATCAGCAAATACAACTAACATAGCAACAAATACTACAAATATACAAAATAACTTAAATAGCATTGGCACCATAAACACAAATATAACAAATTTACAAAATCAAATTGATAATATTCAAACAAAGACTGAATTATTTGGAACTACAAATTATGATGATACTGTAAATAAAATAACACATACATATGATGAAAAAAATTTATTTATTGACCCTCTTGACGATAATAACTTAATGGAATTAGATTTAACAATTACGACCCCAGCAAATGGTTATAATTATAAACAAGTATTAACAATTAATTGTCTAGAATTTAAGTCTTATGTCAATGTTCTTAAAATTAATGGTATTGAAACCGAAATTAAACATAGAGATGGTGATACAAATATTAATTTAGCACCTATTGCTGGTTATTCTATAATTTCTCAAACATTAGATATGACTAGAATAGGTAATACTTGGTATGTAATGTCAAATATTGAATTGTTTTATAATAGTGTGTCTAATACTGCTTATGATGTAACTCCTCCAGTAATTACTGTTCTTGGTGATACTGTTGTAAATCATGAAATTAATTCTGGTGCATATACTGATGCAGGAGCAACGGCAACGGATAATATAGATGGAGATATGACTGGTTCTATAGTGGTTTCTGGAGATACTGTGGATGTGGCAGTGCTAGGTGTATATAATATTTATTATAATGTAAGCGATGGAATTCCGAACGCAGCGATTCAAAAAACAAGAGTTGTCAATGTGGTAGATACTACAAATCCAGTTGTCGTTTTAATTGGAGATGCCGAAGTAACAATAAATCAAAATGATACATACACAGAATTAGGAGCTACAGCATCGGATAATTCATTAGAAACAATAAATGTTATTATTGGTGGTAATACGGTAGATACTGCTATTATAGGTGATTATACGGTTTTATATACCGCGACAGATTCTACAGGTAACACACATCAAATTGGTAGATTGGTGCATGTTATTTCAACCGGGTTAACATTACAATGGGACAATCCAGCAACTGACATATTTACTTTAATTAATGCTTACTCTCATAATTCAGTGGTAATTAATACAGAAAATATAGCTAATGTAACAACGGGAGAGATTTATTTACAAGGAAACTATATTTATCATTGCTCCACAATTCAAAATAATTCAAGTTATATGAGAAATATTTTTAATAATAGTTCAAACATATATGCATCGATGACAAATGGGAACGGACTCACATACACGAGCCATATTTATGGAAATATGACGGGATTTGCAGGTGGTAGTGATTATCCGTTTGATAGATATGGGACAGGTGATTACGATGGATGTCAAATGAATAATGGAACTTTTAACGGATTGGTATATTTTAGTCATATTGATTCTAATACTTCAATTGATTATGCGGGCGAATTTTTAGAAGCAATATTCCCTTTTTATGTTGATATAACAAGTGTGAATATTGAAAGTTATTCTTCAACATTTACACCAGAAGTAAGTCATTTAATGGGTTCTACAGATGGAGGCATAACATATCAATTAATTGAAACATATGGAACACCTGTGTTAAATAGAACTACAAATTACTCTGGATTACCGAAGTATAATGGTCTTAAATACATTATGAGTAAATGCACAGAATCAGGATATGTAATGGCAATTAAAAATTGGAAATTATACGGAAAGATTTATAAGTGATAAAAAGATAAATTATAAATTAAATTTTAGAATAATTTATAATTATAAAAAAAACACAATATGTAATATAATTAATATTCTGTAATAAATACTCGACAATTCATAGTATATCCAGGTGTTGTATTCATTGCCATATCGTATTTAGTTTGAAGTAAAATCAAATCACCATCTTCTACTAACATATCAAATGTATCATTCAAAGTCAATGTATGATGAAAATCCATTCCATTTCCATAGTGATAATACCCAGTATAAAGACTTTCTTCTTTTATTAGTGCTTGGTTCGGATTAGATGGGTCATATTGTCTAAATACTTGAAACCTTGTTTCAAATCTTCTTATTAAACTATTAAGTATTTTAAATCTAATATTAAACTTTAATGAAATATATTTAGTGCCTCCTATCCATCTGTCTCCATTTGAAAATTCACTTACTGGTGTTAATACATTATAAAATTTTTCACCTTTATAACTTGTATAATTATTGGGGGTGAAATTTAATAACTCCCAACCAAAATCGTGTTTATGTCGTATTTTTCCAGACATTAAATAATCAAGGTTTTCTTTCCTTGTGTCAGTAAAACTATAATTTTGTGTTTCATTATTCATAACTAAAGACCCATTCAAATTTAAAGCATCACTGTTCATTATAATATTAAACCCATTACCTACAGTTTCAAGAATAATATCACGCCCATAAGAAATAATATTCATATCAGTAGAAGTATCTTTTAAACCAATTTCACCATATGAAACCGCTAATTTTTTTAAGAATAATGTTTCAGAATTAATTTCTAATTTTTCGTTTCCATTGTTTCCACTGGTTAATTTCAATTTGTTTTCACCTTTTATTTCTAATTCATTTGTATTTGTTAGATTTCCAATTTCACCATATGAAACTCCTCCCTTTCTTAAATATAAAGATTCTGAATTTACTTCAATTTTATCGTTTCCATTATTATTACTTGTTAAACGAAAGCGTTCATTAGTTTCCACAGTGATTAGTTCTAATTTATCTTTATGGTCTTGTAAAAATGCTGTTGTTTGTTGTGTGTCGTCATTATATGTAATAGATTGATTAGAAATTGTTATTTCACCTGATGAGGACTGACTAGCAAAAGTAACTGGAAATAAAAAAGTTGTGTCAAACTCATTAAAAATACATCTATCAACCCAATAACCAGACAATGATATATTCATTTTGTCATTATCAGTAAAAGCATTTGATTTTTGATGATTTATTTCTAATTCTTTTATACCTAATTTACCATTATGGTCTAATTGTAATACACTTTCAGGTTCAGGATGATTTCCATTTACACAAATATTGAATGTATTATTTGGATTTATAGTATCACCTATTGTTCCTACCCACCATTTACGATATACACTTCCTGTTCTGAAAAACGATAATGCACCATCAAATTTAGTATTACTTGATTGCGTATTTACAACATCTATTTCAGGACTATCTTTTATATTTAATGTTTTATTACTGATTATAATATCGCCGACTGAATTTGACACACCATCTAATTTCCCTTGATTGATGTTTATTTGCGTCTTATCTGCGTCTGTAAATGCTTGATTTTGTTTCGCATTCGCAAACTGTATCGCATCACACTTTAAATCACTTATTTCTGTATGTGTTGCAGTTTTGATTACATTTTGTAATTTATTTGTGTTGTTATTTAAACTATTTTTTTCTGTTGTTGTATATGCTAAAGAATTCGCACCACTTATAAATATTTGAGGGACTTGGAGCGTTCCACTCATTACACTTCCTGATTTCTTCATATATTCATCCATATTGACATCACTATTGCTACTTGTTGTCGTCTCTTTTATTTCATCTGGACTAATAAAATCATCAGCATTAAATACATTTGAATTTTGATTTGCTGGGTAAAAACTCATTCTTATTATAATATTATATTTATTATTTATAATATTATATTTTTAAAGTAATACTAAAAGGGGAGTTATTATTATTATTCTGCGAATCACTAATTTCCAGATTACTAATTTCCAAATATTTTATATGTTTTTGTGTGCTAAAATGTTGCGACTTTCTTTTCGTTGTATATTTACCACCGCATTCGCATTCATATTTTTGATTTATTTTTTCACTATTTTTTTCATAATATTGTTTTTTATAATCTTTTATTTTGTCCTTATTGTCTTCATAATATTGACTATTATAGTTTTTTTTGTATTCTTTATTTGCTGCGTAATATTCTTTAAATTGTTCTTTATTGTCTTCATAATATTGTTTTTGTGTCCTACTGGATCTATTTGTATTCATATTCGCCTCTAATTCAAGCATCACTTTATTTTCTTCTGATTCTGCTTCTCGTCTGTCATTACACGGAAATTTTTTAATTTCTAACATCTTAAAGTTTCGCCAACCTCCATTATTACGAATTTCTTGGTATTTTTTTTGATTATATGATTTATTTTTTGAATTATTACAATTTGATTTATGACACTGTTTTCTTCTTGTAAAATCAGTTGTTGAACCAATATAAAGATAATTAACATCGGAGTCTATACATACAATTTTGTAAATTACAGTTTTAGAATAGTCAATAGGTTTTCTAGGCATTATTGTATTATAATGTATTATAATGTATTATAATGTATTATATTTAAATTGTTTTTAAAAACTATTATTAAAATTAAAGTAATACTAAAAGGGGAGTTATTATTATTATTCTGCGAATTACTAATTTCCAGATTAAATCGGCAACAACTGTGCTACAAAATTCAACAAAAATATTTTTACCATTTAGAAAAAAAAATTATACAATCGCTTTACCAATCTTCGCAAACGGGTGCTTTTTTTTACCTTACTTTCGAGAACTGACACAAATTTATTCAAAACCAACTCGCTGTCAAAAAATTCAACCATCAATTCCTTCACTGCCTCACTCTTGGATTGCTCTCTGTCTTCTTTATTTCCATAAACAAAATATTCCTCACACGCATTTAGCACCTCAACCAACAAATCAGTATCCATTTTATGCTCTTGGGCGTCCAAATGAGATAACAATGCACGCACATCAGATACAAAAACATTCTTTTGAGTTTGCATTTTATAATTGGACTTCAATTGCTTGAAACTGGAAAGTTTCTTGATTGACGAATATACCTTGGATTTAGGTAATTGCTCGGCAACTGATTTGACTTCAGATTTGACTTCTGGTTGGGTTTCTTCAACCTCTTCCAAACTTAATTCACGCTTTGGTTCATTCGGCGTAAGTCGTTTCATTATACTATAATAACATATTTTTTTTATATTTTATTATATTTTATTTAATATTGCTAAATATTCGTTTTATATGGCGTTTTAATATTTCATCATTCCTATTTCTATTTTCTGGTGTATCATAATGAAATAATTCCTTGTATTTATTCATTATTGTTCGCATTTTAGCATCAGAATTTTTACTACAATAATATAAAAATAATAAACAATACCATCCGCAATAAACAGACTTCAAATGTTGAAACTGATTCGCATTACATATTAACTTCAATTTGGGATTATATTTTTTCAGTTTTTGAATAATATTGGGTGGTGGTCTCATTCCATAACTATCGTAATTTAAGGCGTCATTTTTGTTTAAATATAATGCCGTCCAGTGTGTTCCATTATAGCCGTCCAATGGTGATGAATGGTCTAAATTTATTATATAGCATCCTTCCTTATCTATTTTCAAT